TGTCGGCGGCAAGCATCTGCAGGATCACCTTGTTCGGAACGCGATCGAAGTCGTGTGGTCTCCAACCGCGCTTCCGCATCAGGAAGATCTCGTACGGTTCGCCTTCGAACGCGTACTCGATCTGCGTCTCACGAACGAAACTGGTCGGACGAAAGTCCGCTCTCCTCCAGGATCGCGTTGAGAAGCTCCTCTGTGCCCTTCACCGACTTGTTCTCGAGAATCTCCTTCGCCTGCTCGATCGTGATCACTGGCTCGATGCACGCGGTCGAGACGATGTACGCTTCTGCTTCCTGCTCGCTGACATCGTCCCGACCAACGTGCTGAACCTCTGATCGGGTCAGGCCTCGGATCTTCACGCTCAACCCCCACGTAGGGAGTTCGACGAGCTTGCCGCTCTTGTTGAGGTCTTCCGCTGCGAGGATCTGGTCCACAGTCCCGACAGGGAGTTCCTTCGGTTTGGCGGGCATCTAGCCCACCTCCTTTCAGCTATACGGTGGCTCGGGAGAGCCGATTGATCCGGAACGCTCCGGTGAACGTCACTGCCGAATCGACGTCCGTCGGCGGTGAGTAGTTCGTCATCACGAACGTTCCCTGGTAGAACGCCTTACCCGACGCAGTACCTTGAGGGTAGTACCGACCCGGAGCTGGAGTGCCTCCTCGCATCGCGAAGAACTTCGCATCTGCCGTCGGATCGTAGATCCCTTCGACTCCCATCGACGCGCTCTTGAACCCGGCGATGTACTGCCTCTCCTGAGACGTCTCACCGATCGTGGTAACGTCGATCTCGTCGACGGGCCAGTCCGGAGTGACGTTTGTGATGTACGGAGAAGCGTCGAAGTCGTAATCCACTCCACCCTGACTTGTCAGGATGAGTCGTGCTGCTGTTCCTGCACCGAACGCCATCGATCCTCCTCTCTAGTTCGGTGTTGCTTGCAACCGGTACAGACCACCTCTGTGGTTGTACCGAACCCCATCGATCACCTCGACGAAGCTCACGCTCTGTTCTCGGTGACACAGCATGTGACCGTATCCCGAGATTGTGAGAGGAGCAGCGGTCAGCGCTGCTTCGATTTCCTTCGCGATAGTACCGCATCCAGCGGGTGAGGTATCTTGGGTGACTCCCTTCACCAGGTAGACCATGTTCTCGTACGCTACCCGTTGGAGGGTACGCACAGGCACCGAGGGCACCTGAGCGTTGTAGACCACGTGCGGGAGACTACCTCCCTGAGGAGCGACAGCTTCGTAGATCTTCGTTCCTCCGAGCGCCGTGATCAAACCGGAATGTGCTGCGAGACGGTCTCTCACAGCCTTGTCGAAAGCGTTGGTGTCCATCAGACCAGGTCGTGCATCTTCCGCTCGAACTTCGGACCCTCGACTGCCATCGTCGGAGCCATGAACGGTTGAGGCGGAGTGTGTACCGTTCCGAACTCGAGGTACTCAGAGTGAGGAGCGAGAGAGACAACCTCGTACTCCATGTCCTTGACTCGACGGGAAGTGATCTTGCTGCGAGCCTCTCCCGTATCCATCGCAACGCGAGCCTGTGCTTGACGAACTCCGTCACGACCGAAGTCACTGACATGACGACGGGCGTTGTTCTCTACTCGCGTCACGACCTCAGGAAACAGGTTCGTGACTCTGACGCTGAGCTTGATCACTTCGACGCCTCATTGCCCTTTCTCTTCGCACCACACTCGCACTTCGTGACTTCGTCTGTACCGTTCTGTCTCTCGCAAAACGGGCACGTCCACACCAGAAGGTCTGCGAACTCGATCGCCTTCGTGGTTGGGTCCTTCTTCTCATCGCTCATGCAGTGACCTCCTCTCTCAGAGCGTTGTGGTAGGAGAGCACTTCGTCGAGATACGCGATGCGACCTCGAAGCAAGACCTCTGCGAGGAACATCCCGTCACCCTCGTAGTGTTCCGGGATACGGGAGTCTCCGATCAGCTCTCTCTTGAGGGCAGCTTGCCCGACGTCGATACCTCCGACGGCAACGTTCTTCTGAGCAGCTCGAAGGATGCGACCGCTACGTCTCTCTTGCGAGACGATCAGTCCCTCCATCTCTCCAGGGAACTGGAGGAGTAGCTCGTCGAACCGTCGAAGGAAGTCTGGGTGCA